TCTGTTTCCATTGTTATTTCTCCTTTGTGTCTTTCATTTCTTGTTCAAGGATCTTGTTTATATACGCAACCAGCTTAGTCCATGAGATGCCATATTCTTCTTTCAACGCTTTAAGTTTTAAATAGTCGTCTTCGTTTAATCGAAGACTAGTAACTATTGACTTCTTTGCCATGATTTTTATTTCCTCCTTTACTCGATGAATATATCATAACGTAGTACGTACTACAAGTCAATAGTTTTCTTAAAATAAATAAAAAAAGATTCCCACCTTTAAGCGAGAACCTGCGTTATACTCGTAGATTGGCTTGAACAATCGACCCCTCAATTATAAGTTGAGTGCTCTACCCCTGAGCTATACGAGTAAATTATGAAATATATCGCTGACGGGGATCGAACCCGCATTCCTTTGTGGCTTACCAATTAGCCCACAGCGATCACCAATCTGTCAATATAAATAATAAACCAGAACCGACATCAAAGCAATAGCCGCATAGCATGTTTTCGGTTTATCTCTAACCATGCGTGTTGCGATCAGCGCACATACTGCTGAAAAAACAAACGATAATATAAAAAACATTTTTTAATCCTCCAGTAGCTTCGGATTCTCGTGCACGTTGCCAATAATCTCTGGAATCATATCTTCCCAAACATAGTTCCGGAATCCACCTGTCCAAACACAGAAGCCGCCATTGAAAAACATAACTTTCCCAGTGTAATCAGTTCCTTGATATTCATTTTTACAGCGAACAATGTCGCCATCGTATATATCCTTACCGTTCACGTCTGTCAGGCCGGTAAACTGCTCAATTACAATATCTTTTAGTCTTCCATTATTCCCAAAGTTATCCGTCCACCCGTCAAAATTAAAGCACTCCGGATTTGTCCCAGAGTTCCATAACTCAGAAATATGAAAATATTCTTTTGTCTTTTTGTCCCACGCTCTAAACTTAATTTGTCTCATCATCGCTTATCCCCCATTAGTCCACCATATACGCACTAAGATCCAACATTTCTTCCCCAGGGTTGTCTAAATTTGTCTCTGTAATTTCATATAAATATTTATTTTTGGGATCATCAATTTTTCTCATAAAGTCAACTGCTTTTTCCTTTGTAGAAAAAATACCCACAATTCTATAATCAACCGTATCGCATCCACTATCATCACGATCAATAACGTATAATTTCATCGCTTATCCTCCAATAGCTTTAATTCATTTTTTACAATTGTAACTGCCTCGTCAGCAGATCTTGCCACTCCATAAATGACATTTTTATCACGCAAGCCATCAGCAAAATCAACCTGATCTTTACGTCTGTGTCCAATTGGCGTTTTTACTTCAATAAAGAATATCCGGCCGTTATCCGGTTTATATCCCATCAAATCTGGGAAACCGCTTGGCAATCCCGTGTCGAAAAACCGCCCGTCAGCAGTCTTAACCTTACCAACGTTGGTTCTAAATACGATGTAACCAGCTTGCGCTAGGGCTACCCTGATGCTGTCCTGGACAGCAGCTTCTGCTCCTTTAATTGTCATACGGAATTACGTCCCAGTCGTCCAACTGCATATCTGTAGCAGCTTCGTTGGCAGCGTCAAGCGAAGCATGAAGCTTAGCTTTGCTCTTATCGCTAACCAGTTCGCGTGCAAAACCAATGTACATGCCATAATAATCTTCTTGAACGATAAAATGTTCTGGTTCTTTATGTTTCAAAACTTTAACAACATCGCCTTTGTTATTGTTAACCCACGAAATGCTAACATGATTTCCACTTATTTTGCGTATTGTTGCTTTCATTAACACCTCGTCACCTACTTTTAATCTGTTAACATCAACGTCATCAACATCACCAATCACTCTTGCAACAGATTTTGGATTAAATATATATCCATAATATTCAACAGTAAAGAAACCATCATTTCTAATTTCTGTTATTTTACCGGATTTAGGGAAATACTTCCTACCAATACATGCAATTTCATCTTCAGTCATATCTTCATACTTCTTAAATTCAACAGTATCTCCAACTTTTAATTCCATAGTTTTCACTAACCTTTCTTTAATTTAATAATTCTTTGATGAATTTTTGATCGTCTTCAATATATGCTGGATAACGTTTTGAAATTACAAAATTACCATCTTGGTTGATTTCTAAAGCCACCTTTTTTAATCCTTTAACAAAATAATAAATTGGCTTCTTTTTCCATTGGTTTACTAAACCATCATCAATTAATTTTTGAGCATGTTCGCTTACCATTTTGTTTTTGTCTTTCTCTTGCATTTCTTCCAACATTGTGATTTTTCGTTTTAACTTTGTGATTTCTGAACCATACGTTTGATGTTTTATTTCCGGCTTTGTCTTGTTGTAGTTTTTAGCTTCAATGTTCAATTGCTCGAGTTCTTCTAATTTTTCTTTGAAATAATCTAAATTATTGACACTTGTTTTTGCTCCAACAGTTGCATAACCTGATTTACCTACGACTTGAACATCTTTCAAAGTATCATTTTCTTCTTTGAACGTTTCAACTTTTTCTAGCATCTTAATTCTTTGCTTTTGTTCTTCTTCTTCTTGAAACAGACGTCTTGATTTTTCATACTGTTGATTTACTTTTTTATAAATATCAGATCGTCCAATGATATTAGGCTGCCCAAATGGAATTTGATTATGTTCAAAACGGATTGCTCTTTGGGCTGCATCCTGTTCGCTATGGATACGTTCTAATTTTTGAATTGCCTTTTCTAATTTATTCATATCTATCACTAACCTTTCTTTACTATATTACTATTATAACCCTAATATTTATGATTGTACAGCCTTAATATATAAAATTTTTTAACACCTAAATATCTCGCAAACTCGTTCAACTCGTCAGTACCACATCTTCCTTTTTGCCTTATCGCAGCATTGATTGGACGCCTAACATTACCAATGTTCATCGTCTTACGTGCTTTAAAATGTTCGTAAATTGAGATTAGGCTATCATCTTTTTCAACTTTTCGATTGGCAATCTCGATCATCTTAGCCTGCTCAATCTGCTTCTTACCTTCAGGAGTACGTGGATCTGCTTCTGGTTTTAATTCTCCACAATACGGGCAACGATTGTCTGCTGTCCACTGGTAAAAAACTTGATAGCAATACTGGCAAGTGTGTATGTCCGGCGCATCAACTTTTCCTTTTGAATTTCTACCTGACAAGCTCCATTCGCGATCATCATCTGGCAAACCAAATCGAACGTAATTACCAACGTGGTCGATTATCATTGCTTGCTTGCCATCAACGTAACGCATACAACGCATGGACTGCTGTAAATAAAGCACTAACGAAGCAGTAGGCCGGCACATAATGACAACTTCGCAATTAGGAACATCGAAACCCTCGGAAATCAAATCATTATTGCATAGCACTTTCAATTTTCCACTGCGAAAATCATTAATTATTCGATCGCGTTCTGTTTTAGGTGTTTTGCCGTCAACGCTTGCAGCATTAATTCCAGCTTCTTCAAACGCCACAGCATACCGTTTAGCGTATTCTACTGAATGGGCGTATAAGATTGCCTGCTTGCCATTCGCATTGCTTAAATACGAGCTGACGGCGTCTCCGAATATCTTACTGCCAAGTACTTCATCGACTGATTTTTTATCGTATTCACCATTGCGCTTTTTAAAGCCTTCAAGCGTTTGTGGCGCATAGTACGTAAACGGTGCTAAGCGATAGTTATTAATCAGCCATTTTACGCTAGGGCCTTCAATCATTTCAGGGTAAATATCATCGAACCCTTGACCATTCATACGCCAAGGTGAACCTGAAAACCCCAATCTTGGAACATTGTCGTAATAGTCCAAAATGTCAGTGTAAGTTTTAGCTCGTGTATGTTGAGATTCGTCAATAATAATCAAATCAGGCTTCGGCAATTCAGACAATCGATGTTTAACTTTTCCGACAGTCATAATCGTTGTTAAATCAGGGTTAACTCCCATCTTGTTAAACGTGTCTGTAATCTGATCTACGAGTTCCTGACGATGTACGGTGAATAATACCCGATGTTTTTTTAAAGTCGTTAGGCGTGCGATCTCACCGATTATAACGGACTTACCAGATCCTGGTGGGCTGACAATCAAAACACCCTTGTTTCCTTGACGTAATTTTTCTCGTGTTTCATCAACGATTTTTTGTTGATAGTCATACAGTTTAAACATTAATTTCACCTACAAAAAAGGGACTTTTCAGCCCCTAGTTTTTTCAATATGCAAATTCTAAAAACGCTTTGATAACTTG